AAGGAATTCCTGCCTTAGATTCAAGATTTAATTTCACTGTTTCAAGTGAGCCATCATCTGTATCAACAATAAATTTTCCATTTGGAAATCTTGATTTAGAAAATGAGACTTATTATTACAAGATAGCACCAGTATTTGATGGTATTCAAGAAGGCTTAATGTCTGAGATACTAGCAGATACATCAACAGTTAGCTCTACTAATGATTCAACTGGTGTTATTCAATCAATATTTACTTTTAGGAATGTCAATACTACATTTGATAATAGATTAACTGCTCTTAATTTTTACAGAGCCACTGAGTCTGGTGGTCCATATTACAAATTACTAACTGCCTCTTGTCTTGGAGATACTGATCCCTCATTAACAAAGGTTACAGATGGGATAGTTGGTATTGTTATTTATGATGAAGATGGAAATTTTACAAGTGCAGATTCATCTTCTGTATTAACACCTGCTGACACTGATGTAGTAAGCACAGCAGTAGTAACTGATATAACTAATACAGCAAATATTGGTATAGCTAATAGTGGAGTTAATGCTAATTATTTAAAATTAGATTCAGCTTTTAACACTACAATATGGAATGAACCATATTGGATATTAAGAAATATAAGTGATTCTATTATTCAATCTTTTTCTTTTGATTCAGGTGTAGAAAATTGGACTGTTTCAAATACATGGACATCAAATGATGGATCTGGAAGTGCATCAATAAATTCTGTATCAGGAGGTCAAACCAATAATTGCTTAGAAGCAAGTCTTATAAATACTGATAATGTTACAGGTGATGTATTTATTGTAATGTCTAGTCCAGAAATAGTTCTTACTAATAATACCAAAAGCAGTGCTATACATATATCAGGATATGTCAAGAGAGATAGTGGAACTCCTAGTAACAGTTCTACATCTTTAGGATATCAAATTTATGATGGTAGTAATTGGAGTGGAATAACTTACACTAAACATAGCACTAGTGTTGCTTGGACATTATTAGAAGATACAATCAATGCATATGGTGCAACTAAAATTAAATTAATTGTTAGATGTAGTCATACATCTATGCCTAGTGGAGATACATTTAAAGTTTTAGCAGATACAATACAAATTACAAGAAAATACCAAATAGTTAAACAAAGCACTGGATACTCTGGAAAAGATGTACTTTTCTCACCATCTCTTTCTTTAGACAGAACAGATGGTAAAAGGGGAAGTATGGTTCATTTGTATAAAGATGTTGGTGTTTATTTATCAAATAGAACATTTACAGCAGTAAAAGCAAATACAGATAAAGCAGTTCAATTTACTTCAGAGATAGGGTATACAGATGAATCTGTAGAAATGCATTTAGATAGAAATTATCTATGGAGAAATCATAGTTCTAATAGGTTTGATATAATATTTAATGATCATGGATTAAATGATGGTATATCTCATCCATTAGAAGGTTTATCTGATATATCTGTTAATTACAAACATTGTCAATTTTTAGATGGTAGAAAGTATGTTGGAAATGTAAAGTTTCCAAATGCTAACAATGAGACTCATAAGAATTGGGTTATATACAGTGAGCTTAATCAGCCTGATGTTTTACCTGTTAGTAATTTTATTGAAATACAGGACTCTCAAGGGGGTGAAATAGTTGGACTGGGTAGAATGTTAGGTGATTTAGTAATCTTCATGGAAAAAGGCATTTACAGGCTCCATACACCATCTACTGATCCAGGATCATGGTCATTAATTGAATCAGAAGAGAATATTGGGTGTGTAGCATCAGATTCTATTATTGAAGTTGAAGGTGTGTTGTATTTTGCAGGTAAAGATCATATTTATGGATTGGATGCAAACTTCCAAGCAGTTCCTATTACAAAGAACATACAGAATGTATGGCAAGAAACTTTAAATCAAGAAAACACTAAGATTACATATGATCCAAAGTTAAAAAGATTGCTGTGCCAGTTTGGTGGAAATAATCAATTAGTATACATATTTCATTTAGATAAAGGTGAGTGGACATCTCTTGAAATTTTTAATGGATCTACTTTAAGAGCAGATCATATAGTCTTTGATGAAAATTTAATATGCAACATTATTAAAGATGACACTACATCAGAAATTGCTGATAATAATATAAATTCTAATTTTGATTTTTCAAGTGCTAATAGTGAAGTATCTGTATTAACAGAAAGGCAGACTGGTTGGATTAAAATTGCAGAAGGTACAGAATCTAAAATAATTAGAAAATTAAATATTAAATTAACTGCATCATCTGTACTAACACCAACTATTGAGTTAAAAATTTATGCTGATGGTGATGGATCTAATCCAATATGGAGTAAAACACTACCAGTAATTGCTTATAGTGAAGAAATATTGTCATTAAGAGTTAGTAGAAGAGCAAGTAATTTTAAAATAAAAATTAATTCTACAATGTCACCACAGTATAATACACAAAATTTTAGTAGCTTGGAAGTTTTAAGATTAGGAGTTAAGGTTGATTAAAAGAGTAGGGGTAAAGCCACAAGATAGAGTTGTTGAAAAAGGTTTTAGAAGGCTTGAACAGAGTATTGAAGAGATAGAGAACCAACAGTACACTCCTAAAAAAGATCTTATACCTGGTAATAATGTGAACCTTGGATCAGAAAAGAAAAGATTTAATAAAGTTTATACAAAAGAACTCATTACAGATGGATCTACACTTAGAATTGGTGATATTGAATTTAAACAAAATGGTAAGGGTGATGATGCTACAGTAAACATAGTAAATAGAAGAACAAATAATAATGCCTTTACTTCACCTACTTTAAAAATTGATGATACAATTACAGAGGCTACAAGAGTAGATGGGGGTGGTAAACATTTATTTATAACAACAGTAGAGGATGATGGTTTAGTTATAGATGATGTTTTAACAATAGAAGATGGTAATACATTGGAGTTTATAAGTTTATGAGTAAAATAAAAGTAGATACAATAACTACTAAAAATGGTACAGGTGAATTAACATTTAATAATTCAATAAAGATAGCTGAAACATCTGTACCTTCTCAAGAGTCTGGATTTGGAAAGTTGTATGTTGATTCATCATCAAAGAACCTAAAATTCCTAGACAGTAACAACAATACAGTTGACCTTACAGCCTCATCCACAGGACTAACAAGTTTAAATGGTCTTACTGGTGCAACACAGACATTTGGTAATGATACTAATGTTACAATGGTATCAACAGGAACATCTCACACATTAACATGGTCAGGTCAGCTATCACATGAAAGAGGTGGTTTAGAGACTGATATAAGTAATGCTAATGGAATAATTAAGGTTAGTAATGGTAGTACATCTGTTGTTACAGATAATAGTTCTGATTGGAATTATGCATACAATTTTAGTCAAGGAGATTTTGCTCCTCACAATGCAGAACAAAATGAATTTTCTTTTAAAACAATTGTTGCTAATGCAGATACAGGTACACCTACAAATACTGGTAAGATAAATGTAGTAGCTAAAAATGACACTGACACACTCCATATTCATGCAGGTGATAACATAACTATCACAACTGATTCATCTAATAATGCTATAAAATTTTCAGCATTAAATAGCACCAATTTAGGTAGCAATCAAACAACTGATAGAGTTACCATAACATCATCAACAGGTACCAGTGCAGTAATTGGAGAGGCAACTAGTTCTATAGCAGGTGTAATGTCAACAGCACATCATGATAAATTAGATGCTATTGAACCAAATGCTACTGCTGACCAAACAAGTGCTGAAATTAGAAGTCTAGTAGATAGTGCAAGTGATTCTAATGTTTTTACAGACACTCTCAAAACAAAATTAGATAATATAGCTGATAATGCCACAGCAAATTCAGGCACAGTTGAGTCTGTTGGAGGTACAGGAACAGTTAGTGGACTAACATTAACAGGTACTGTTTCAACAACAGGTAATTTAACTTTAGGTGGTACTCTTGCTGTAGCAACAGCTAATATAAGTAATGATGCAGTTACTTTTGATAAATTACAAAATATAGATACAGATAAAATATTAGGTAGAAATTCAAATGGTAGTGGTTCTGTAGAAGAGTTATCACCTTCAGATATTAGAAGTATGATTCAAGTTGATCAACACGCTAGTGCTAATGATACTAATGCAAATTTAAGAGCTAGATCAAGTCATACTGGAACACAATTAGCCTCTACAATATCTGATTTTGATACTCAAGTTGCTACTACAGCAGTGTTAAAAAACACAGCTAACACAATGTCTGCTAATATTGATATGAATCATTTTTTAATAGATAATCCTATTTTTCAAAGTTACAGAGAAAAAGTTTTTTCATCTACAAGTTTAACAGGAAGTAATATGTTAACTATGAGTCTTAATAATGGAAATATACATTACCAAGTTTTAAGTAATGGTAATAATACAGGTACTATGCTTATTGCAGGAGTTAAAAATGATTGTTTAAATAGCATTACTTTAATTTTAAAACAACCTAGTTCAGGATCTACAACTTTTTCATTCCCTGAAACTATAACTGTAGCAAATGATGATACTGGCAGTAATATTTATTCAGTTCCTTTAAAATGGCAAGGAGGAAATATACCTGCAATATCATCAGGTAATAATTCAATTGATATTTTTACATTTTTTACTTTTGATGGTGGATCTACTTTCTATGGAGCAGTAGCAGGAGTTAATTGGTAATGTTTGCAGATCAAGCTAGAATAAGCAAACTTGGAACACAGTATAATCATACAGATCCTAATGCATATAGTGATTCTTTTTCTTTTAAACAAACTACTCAAACTGGAAATGGATATTATAGATCTATAGCTTTAACTAATGGTGCAATATATGATTTATTAGATAATAGTAATGGAAATGTATCATTTTCATATATTTGGTGGGGTAAATTGGTATTTAGAAGTTCATATTACAGAAATTATAGACAGTATTTTACTCCTATAATTTACAGTGCTAGTAATACTACAGGAACTCCTGGTCTTAATTGTGCATTTGTTGTTAGACATCATGCAGGGAGTGATACTTCTAATTTATATAATCAAGGTCCAACTGTTCGTGCTTATCCAAGACCTGCGTCTAATAGTACAGTAACTAATAGTTGTAATTTGTATTCATGGGGTAGTGCTAATTTGTCTAATAAACAAAAAAAATTAAGTGATTGGACTTTTATTGCAGTTTCTTTGTACAAAAATGCACCAAGTGATTCAATTATAAGATCTGATTGGTATATAGATGGAGAATTTAAAACTACTCATTCTACTAATACAAGTAGTGGTTATGGTCTTGGACATAATAATAATTATGATAATGTGTTTTTTGCTCATAGAGGTACTGTTTATTCTCTATATCATAATTATTCTGTTTCTAAATCCTGTTTATATGCAAGTAATAATGGATCTAAATTGACACAAGCTGATGTTGATGCTCATTATAATAATGGACTTCATATTGATTGGAGCAATATTTCAATGTCATCAGGTCATACTAGATTAACTTATTATGAATTTGGTGATGATCCAAATGATACAAGCACTAATATACAGGATTTAAGTGGTAATGGATTTCATTTAAATGCTAAATCAGGTGATGGTGAAATTGTACAGGATGCACCATAATGGCTAAAATTGTAAGTGAAATACCATACACAAGTGTTACTACTGCTATGGAAAATAATAGCACAAGAGGTCCTAATAGTTTAAATACATTTCCAAGAAAAATTAGAGGTTTAGATGATAGTGTATTAATTGAATATGATGAATCAAATAGAAGTACATACAGTTCTTTTAATTTTTTTAATAAAAAACATTCTATATTTGAGCTTTCAAGCAGTCCATCATACAGTAATGATTTATTAGATCCAATTAAAAGAATTGCATTAAATAGTGATCATATTAAATTTAAAGGTGGTGATCATGAAATTGTTGATGTTGAAATAGAGGATGGTGGTAGTGGGTATTCAGATGGAACTTTAACAGCAGAAGTTTTTGGTACAAACTTTCTAGCAAATTATACTGTTGATAGTAATGGTGCTATTGAAAGCATAGATATTATTCATCATGGTGCAGGATATACTGATGAGCCTCCAATAACTATATCAGATACAAATGGTAGTAATGCCTCTTTAAAACCTATTTTAGGATTAATTATTGGAAATAATAATTATGTAAATAATGATGATTCTTGCACAGCTTTTTTAAATCTACATTTAAAATCAAACACTATTGGAAATGCTCTAATAAAATCTAATGCAGGTATTGATGCTACTAAACTGCATGATGGTTCTGTTACAAACACAGAGTTTGGTTATATAAACACTTTATCTTCTAATGCACAAACACAATTAGATTCTAAGCTACCATTATCAGGTGGTACAATAACAGGTGATTTAAATTTAGATAATGATGTAAAAGTTATTTATGGTGATGCAGGTGAATACATTTCAGGAGATGGTACTGATTTAAGTATAGTATCTAGTGGTGATATAACATTAAGTGCTACAGGTGGTGATTATATACTTACAAATTCAGGAACACAAGTACCTAGGCTAACTTTAAAAAACACAGCAGATCAATATGGCACACCTTCTGTTATAGCTTTTGAAATAAATCCAAGCAATAATGTAGGTACTGATGGTGATGACATTGGTAGAATAGATTTTAAAAGTGATGATGACTCAGGTAATGTTACTACATATGCTCAAATATTGGGTGAAATATCTGATTCATTTAACCCAAATGAAGATGGAAAATTAAGTTTTAAATGTAACCTAGGTGGTACTATGACCACTTTAATGTCATTAGCAAATTCATCTAATGCAAATGTTAGTAATATAAGCATTGGAGCAAGTACAGATAGCTCAGTTGATATAAATGGAAACCTAAGAGTTTTAGGCAATACTATAACATTTAACAATGTTGGGTTAACAAGTTTTCATCAGTTAAAAAAATGGCATATACAAACAGGTGGTTATAGATTAAATAACAATAGTAGTACAAATTATTACTTTCAATACAGACCAAATAGTGATAATTGGAGTAACTATGACTCTAGTATAGGAACAATAAGTGTAACAGATATACAAGCCTCTATGTTAAATGCACCTTATGATGGTAAGGTAACAAAGATTAGTATAACTGGATACACTATAGACACAGGTGCTACTGATCCATTTAAATTCTATGTATTTAAAGGTACAGCAACTAATAATGCTAGTTCTATGTCTTTAACAGAAATAGCTTGTACTGGTGTTATTACGCCTTCTGCATCTTACAGAATATTTTTAGAAAATACAGATATAACATCAAACAATACATTTTCAGAGAATGATTTTTTGTATGTGATGTACAAGAAGGAATCTACATCAGCAAATCAAGATATATATTTTAGCGTAACAGTAAGTGGTGAATACACTTCATAAAGGAGAATTTTAATGGCAAGTTGGAATAAACTAGCAGACAGATGCAGACTTTTTACAGACAGACCAAGAGCATTACTAATTGAGCTATTAAAAGAGGCTGAAGAAGAGTTAGTAAGAAAGTGTGATATATTGGAGGAAACACACACATTTACTGCAAAACTAATTGGTGGTACAAATAGTAATTATGATGTTTTGCCAAATAATTATAAAAAAGAAATAGCAGTATTCCATAAAGGTGTTAAGCTAAATAAAATAGCTCAAGAAGAAATAGTTTTAAATACCTTAAATACAATTTATACTGGTACACCTACTTCATACTGGATAGAAGGAAATAAGATTAATTTTAATAAAATACCATCATCAGGAGATAAATTTAAAATTTATTATTATGCTAATATTTCAGATGCAGTTAATTACTTTAAAACATTTAGAATTATAGATATAGAAGATGGTGGAAGTGATTATTTATATATAGATACAAATCTTGGTGCAGAATTAGTTGGACTTTCAGGACAATCACCTTCTCCAGAAACAGGAAATACAGGAGGTGCAATAACAATTAATAGCTTTGATGGATTTGATTTAACAAAAAAAGCATATAAATATGGAATAACAATAACAGGATCTACAGCAGATACAAGCACAAAAGATATACAGCTAAATAACTATAGATCAATAGCACCAATAATTCCTGATCATTTTCACAGAAATTTATGTGATTATGCAATTGCTTTGTCAACACCAGAGCTACATGATAAGCATATGATAGTATTTGAGAACTCAATTAATGAAATAAAAAATGAAGATGCAGAAAGAGATTTAGTACATGAAGTCAAAAAAGAAGTCTACAACTCAGCAAATTTATATAGGTGAACCTTTACCTACACAGG